ATAGAGCTTTGACATTATCAGTAAAGTAAGCATTTTTATAAAATCTATTGTATTCACCACCACCATCTATTGCGAAATAAGTAGTTAAACCACCTGAACCATTATCAGACCTAAAATTAATATCTCCATCATCAGTATTATTTCTTATTTCTAAGTTACCTGTAGCATTTGTAATATATGAATCTGTACTATCGTGATAGATTTGTAGGTCATTACCACCACCAAATAAAGCCTTAACATTATCTGTGTGTCTTGTGTCTTTAGCAAACTCAGTACGAACTTCACTACCATCTACTTTAAAATAAGTTGTGAAACCACCGCTGCCATCGTCACATCTAAAAACGATATCTTTGTCGTCTGAAGTTGTAGTGATGAAAAGATGACCTGTACCGTTTGAAAGGTGAGTATCTGTGCCATTATGTTGGATTGTAAAGTCTGAACTACTACCAAATAAAGCTTCAACACTATCACCTAATTTAATATTTTTATTAAACAAAGTTGTAGTAATACTACCATCTATTGTTATATATGAAGTTACTCCACCACTGCCATCATCTGACCTAAATATTATGTCCTTATCATCTGAGGTAGTGGTTATGTAAAAATGACCAGCAGAGTTAGCCATAAAAGTATCAGTGCCATTGTGAACAACTGAGAAATCACCACCTGCGCCAACAGAAAAAGTTTTACTATCTCCATTTATTCTTAATCCATGTGAAGTTTTGAATATATCAGCACTAGCATCCCAAAGCAAGGTAGCATCATTAGAAGCATCAACCGCATCTTGTATGGTAATCCCAGCTCCATCGGCTGTACTTGAAGTATCTCCTGAGCCTTTGTTAAGGGTTATGTTTTTGTCTTCGACATCTAGGGTTGCTGTGTTGAGTGTTGTTGTTGTTCCGTTGACTGTAAGGTTGCCTGAAATAGTTGCATCACCAGTTACATCTATACCTGTTGAGGTTGTGGCTAGTTTTTCAGAAGCACTATGATAAAGTTTAACTGTACCAGCATTACCACTATCTATACATTCAATAAAGGTGTAACCAGCAGAATCAGTTAATAATAAATTAGTACCCTGTAAATATAAATGTCCAGTACCACCATCTTTAATAACACTATTAGAACCATTATGGAAGATTTGTAAATCATTACTATCTCCAAATTTTAATACTTTACTATCACCAAACTTTGCATCTTGTCCAAATTTTGTTTGTGCTTCGCCACCATCTAAGGTTATGTAATTTGTAAGACCACCACTTCCATCATCTGATTGCAGAATAATATCTCCATCATCTACTGTATTCCTTATAATTAAGTTTCCTGTAGCAACATTTTTTATTATTGAGTTTGACCCATCGTGCAATATTTCTAAATCTTGACTAGCACCTAGTCTAATCTTTTCGTTGTCGCCTAGGTCTATTTGGTCGGCATATATCACACCATCTATGTATAAGTCTTTCCATTCCTGTGAAGAACTGCCGAGGTCATAAGTATTGTCATCGTCTGGAATAATGTTTGAATCTATATCAGCTCCGAAAGAAACTGTGTCGGTATTAGCATCACCAAAGGTTAGATTACCGTTGATAGTTGCGTTACCGGTGACTGTTAGATTACCGCCAATTTCAGTATCACCACCAGCAGCTACTCTAAAGTAGTGTCCACTGCTGTTTTCTGCTCTGATAGCATAACCACTATCTTGTCTAATATCTAACTTAGCACCTGCACCTGTGTTGCCTAAAAGCAAGTTACCTGAATCATCTATCCTAGCTTTTTCAGAACCATCAAGTTCAAAAGCAATTCTAGTAGAACCTGATGCATTATTTGGGTCGGCTTGTAATAATAATTTACCTTGAGAGTTTTGTATGAATGATGATGCTGTACTATCTTTAATCTCTATATAAGATGCTGTATCTGAACTTTCAAAAAGAGCTACTTTATCAGATGCACCTGAATTTACATGTAACTTCTCACTTGGTGACGAAGTTCCGATACCGACTCTATTATTACTAGAATCTACTTTAAGTGTTGAAGTATCTACAGTTAAATCACCAGAGACTGCTAAGCTTGATAGGGTACCAAGACTTGTGATATTTGTTTGGGCTGCAGTTAGGACAGAGCCTGTCAGATTACCTGCGACATTACCAGTCACATCGCCTGTAACATTACCTGTTAAAGGTCCTGAAAAAGCTGTTGCTGTTGCTGTGCCTGTGATAGTAACTCCACCACTAGCTGTTTCAAACTTTTTACTGTTATCGTGATAAAGCTCTACTGCACCATCAGTTTTAAATCTTGCTTTAAATTCATTTGAATCAGGATTAAGTATATCTACTTGTGTTCCAGCTATTCTTAAGTTACCTGTGCCACCATCTTTTATGTAACTATTAGAACCATCGTGGTAAATCTCTAAATCATTACTAGTGCCAAAGTAGGCTTTGGAGTTGTCTGGGAAGTTTAAGTGATTACTACCAAAGGTCCAATAATCATTAGTTTCATTCCAAACTAGTGAGACATTAGTTGAGGTACCTCGTTCTATTTCAATCCCACCGTTCTGTGATGGTGTTCCTGTCTCATCTGAATTAAGGACAATAATGTTATCACCAATATTAACTTCGTTACTGTTGACTGTAGTTGTTGTGCCAGAGACAGTTAGATTACCACCAACAATAACGTTGCTTGTCGTAGTTACTGTCGTAAAAGTACCAGCTGCTGCTGTGGTTGCACCAATAGTTACATTATCTAGTGTGCCACCATTAATATCGGCAGTATCAGCTACTAAGCTATCTATGTTAGCTGTGCCATCTATAAATAAATCTTTAAACTCTAAAGAGCTTGAGCCGAGGTCAATGTCATTGTCAGTTACTGGTAGGATAGCTCCATCAGCTATATAAAGTTGTTGGACAGGGTTACTGCTAACTTCTATGTAAAATTCAATATGATTATTAGCACTATCTATTAAGACTTTATTGTTTGGTGTTGTTTCTCCAGCATCACCTATTAGGCCTATAACTGGACCTTCACTAGCTGTGCCATCGTGTTTGTGACCAGTTGCATTACTAAAGACTGCTAATAAATGGTCAAACTCATTATTAAATAATGCTGCGGTGATGGTATCGCCATCAGTAAATGTACTTTGTCGGGTATATCCTGCCATGTCTTATCTCCTGCCTGAAGGTATATAATCTACATAAAAACCATTTATAATGTAGGGTGAATTTGCATCATTGCTTGAGAATCTAAAATTGTTACTATGTCCGCTACCTACTAGTGATTCTCTAACTAGTGGTTGCTCTGCTGCTCCAAATATTGATTGTCCAAAAACTGACTGACCAAAAAGTGAAGGAGCAGGTACTGAGTCTAAAACTACATCGTCTGGCTGTGGTATATCAGAACTACTATAGTCATATCTAACTCTAAGTGTTGGTTGAATATTACTTTCTGGTGTAATAGATATTTTAATGTAATGCAAAGTTTTTAGGGTACCAAAGTCGCCATAGTCATAGTCTGGAGTTTCATAAATAGCATTTATGTTAGTACCATCAAAAGTGTAACCAACATCATGCGTATAAACAAAACCATTAGTATCACCATGATAGTAAACTTCAATACCATTGTTATCAAAATTAGAATTTACACTAGTAACTTCTAAACCTAATAATTCTGACCATTGGAAACCGTTTGGTCTTAGAGTACCTATTATGCCTTTTTGAGCTGAGTTAGCTAAAACTACATTAGTATAATACAATCTATACTGTGACTTTTCTCTAATAACTAAACTATTAATAACAAAGTCATCTATGTTTCTGGCTAATTCACTCACAACTGGTTGAATTTGTTTTGAGACTGTACCTAACTCAACGTCACCAATTCTTGCAGTACCAGCAACTGTTCTAAAACCATCAGCTGCTAAAAATAATAAATCACCACCAATCTCTTGAATACTATAACCACTTAGACAACCTACGTTATCAGTAATTGGGTCTATCCTAACTGTATCAGAGTTATGAAGATTAATAAGTTTATGAATACTATTTTCACAAAATATAATTAAATCTTCTCGGAAACCTTTAATACCTACAACTTGGTCAGATAAAGTAAAACTACCACCAGCTGCAAAGTCATCATAGTCATTTACTTCACTATGAAAAACTGTATTTAAATTACCTACTACTCCTGCTGCTATTAAATGATTATCGTGAATAGTAATAAATTTAACTCCATTAGTGCCACTAACAGTTATTTCAGCAGCAAAGAATGTTCTAGTATTTAGATTACCTGTGCCTTCCATACGAAAGCTATAAATTTTATTAGCTCCATCAGCTATAAAAACTTCACCATAATCAAAAGTTGCACCTTCAGCTAAAGCAAAAGTGCATTGTCCTTGATTAGTTCTATTTAAAACACTTCGACCTGTAAAGGTTGAGTAGTTATCACCACTGCCTGAAACTGAACTTCGATTTATTTGTAACCAAGTAGCTCCATCGTTAGTAAAATAAATATCATCACTAACACAAGCAATAACTCCATCAGCATAAGGAAAGACTCCTAAAATAGTAGCAGTGCTTCCGGCTGGTTGAGCAGCAGTTACATCGCCTACTTTATATTTAGCATAGCCATTTACTCTACGATAACCACCTTCTATAGAGACTTCAAAGTTTTGTAATTTAGTTGCTACTCCGGGAGTTTTTAATAAATCAATAGCATTAGAGGAGGTTAGTAAACCACCATCACATGCTACTGTATAAGGTTGAGAACGTGCCATTAATTAAAAATATGTTCTATCATCTGTCATTGTTCTAGGAGTTGGGTTTAATAAATTAGATTTCATACTTTTCATTGCTTTACGATAATCATCTAAAGCAAAAGCAGCTTGTTGAGGTGACTCTTTAAACTGCCAAACATAATATCTAACCCTAGAGGTAATAACATTTGTATATTGTTCGGGGAGGACTACTGTGT